TGGCAGCATTCAAGAGTTTGGATTCACCAACCCGGTTCTCATTGGAACTGACAATGACATCATTGCCGGGCATGGCCGAGTAATGGCCGCTAAGAAGCTCGGCATCAGCAAAGTGCCTTGCATCCGTTTGGGGCATCTTACCGATGCTCAAAAAAAGGCTTACATCATTGCTGACAATAAGCTGGCACTTAATGCTGAATGGGATGAAGAGTTGCTTGGTGTTGAGCTTAGTGAGCTAAGAGAGCAAGATTTTGATTTAAATCTAACGGGTTTTGATGGTGATGAAATTGAAAGGATTTTAAATCCTAATGAGATTGATTTTGAGCCGGGAACAGAAGATGACCAAGGCAAACTTGATGAGTTAAAACCTAAAATTGTAAAATGCCCGCATTGCTTTAAAACATTTGACTCAAGAGAGCATGAGCAAGAATGATTTGAAAATAGACTGGGCAACTTATGAAGCTTCAAAATATGCTTGTGAAAATTGGCACTATTCAAAATGTATGCCATCAGGAAAATTAGTTAAAATAGGTGTCTGGGAGTTTGGGAAATTCATTGGAGTTGTAATTTTTGGGCATGGTGCAAATCACAACATGAGCAAAGCATTTGATTTAAAACAAAATCAAGCTTGTGAGCTTGTTAGGATTGCTTTAACTAAGCACAAAAATGCAGTTTCCAGAATATCTGCATTGGCAATAAAGTTTCTTAAAAAGAAAAACCCCGGACTTAAGTTAATTATTTCATATGCTGACCCAGAAGAAGGTCATTATGGTGGTGTGTATCAAGCAGGCAACTGGATTTACAAAGGACTTTCTTCAAGTTCAGTAAAAGTTTGGTACAAAAACAAATGGTCACACAAAAAAACTGTTGATGATTCTGGTGTTGACCAGAGGAATTTACGAAAAAAGAAAGTGGCAGGAAAACATACATATTTGATGCCACTTGACAAAAATATGAGAAAAAACATAATTGTTTTATCCAAGCCTTATCCGAAACGCGCATCAAGTGAAACCAGTGACACGCCAGACTTCCAGTCTGGAAAGGGCGGTGCAACTCCGACCGATGCGCTCCATCCTTCTGAAGAATAATGGCGAAGAAGGATAACATTGCAAAAGACAACGGGAAATCACCAACTGTTCCAGTCTCAACGCTTGCAAAGCTTTTTAATCTTACTTCTGTTCGTGTTCAGCAATTAGCTGCTGACGGTATTATTCAAAAGTCAGGACGTGGACAATATGACCTTTGGCCTAGTGTTCGGGCTTATATTGCTTATCTGCAAGAGCGGAAAGTCAACCAATGGGATAGTGACACAGATGACCCAACTGAAATTAAAAAGCAGCAATTGCGACGAACCAAGGAAGAAGCTGACAAGCTAGAATTGGCCAATGCCCGAACACGGGGCGAGCTTGTCGAAGTGTCTAAGGTCAAGCGATTGGGTGAACAGGTGATGAGCGGAATCAAGACGAAGATTCTCAATATGCCGCTGACTGATGATGAAAAGGACAAATGTCTGCGTGACCTGTTGAGCCTTAAAGATTTAGACTATAGCGACAAGTGAACATTCAAATCCAAGATATTGCTGAATCGTGGCTAACAGTCTACGAACCGCCGCCCCGGGTAACAGTCTCAGAGTGGGCTGACCAATACCGCTTTCTTTCGCCGGAGTCATCAGGGCAGCCGGGAAAGTATTCTTCTGACCTAACGCCATACGCTCGCGAATGGATGGACTCAATTAACGACCCAGAAGCAACTGGGACTGTGTTGATGGTGGGGGCACAATTAGGAAAGACTGAAGTCTTAAACAACATGATTGGATATTTCGTCGATGTTGAGCCGTCACCGATGCTGATGGTGCAGCCAACGATTGAGATGGGCGAAGCTTGGTCAAAAGAGCGACTTGCACCGATGTGCCGAGACACGCCACGAATCAAAGACAAGATTGCCGATGTGAAATCACGAACTAGCGGCAACACCATTCTGCACAAAACCTTCCCGGGCGGCAACTTGGCGATTGCTGGAGCTAATGCCCCGGCTGGCTTGGCATCACGTCCAAGGCGGGTTGTCTTACTTGATGAAGTTGACCGCTATCCAGTAACAGCAGGAAGTGAAGGTGACCCGTCAAGCTTGGCGATAAGGCGAACAGAGACTTTCTGGAACGCTGTAATCGTAATGACATCAACACCGACAGTTAAAGGCCGGAGTAGAGTCGAGACTGAATTTGAAGCAAGTGACCAGCGAAGATTTCACGTTGATTGCCCAGAATGCGGCTACTCTCAAAGCTTAAAATGGGTCAATGTCCAATGGAAAGCAGAAGACGGCAGTGATGCATGGCTTCAATGTGAAGGTTGCAAGGCAAAGCTGACTGATGAGCAGCGGATTGAGATGGTCAAAGCAGGGAAATGGGTGGCAACCTACCCAGAACGCACAAGCCGGGGCTATCATTTGCCCGGAATTGCATCACTTTTTCGGCACAAAAAGGGTTATAAATCGCGATTGCACCAAATGGCTGCCGACAATATCAGAGCCAAAAAATCAGGAAAAGAGACGCTTAGGACGTGGATAAACACGTTTTTAGCCGAAACATGGGAAGATGAAGGCGAAAGCGTAGCATGGGAGCCACTTATGCAACGCCGGGAAGATTGGGGTGACTTTCCGAAAGATGCACTTATCCTTACTGCTGGCGTTGACATCCAAGGAGACCGATTTGAAGTAGAGATTGTCGGCTGGGGAGAAGGAGAAGAGAGCTGGAGCATTGACCACTACAACGTCATGGGTGATTTCAACTCACCAGACACCCAAGCCGCACTTGATGAGATTCTGCAAAAGAAGTTTACACACCCAAGCGGGGTGGAGCTGCCAATCACTTGCACGTTTATTGACTCAGGACACAAAACAAAAGCCGTTTACTCATTTACAAAACCAAGAGAAGGCCGAAGAGTTTACGCTTGCAAAGGTATGGGTGGCCCGGGTGTGCCGTTAGTTGGCAGACCAACAAGAAGGGGAGCAGAGAGAGCTGCGCTGTTTAGCGTTGGAACTGACACGGCTAAGGAATTGACTTACTCTAGACTTTCGCTTGGCGAAAAGGGCAGCGGATTTATGCACTTCCCCAACGACCGACCAGAAGATTGGTTCCGGCAGCTTGTCAGTGAGACAAAGGTTACCCGCTACAAAAATGGCGTGCCTTACACACGTTTTGAGAATCCAAGCAAAGCACGAAACGAAGCTTTGGACATCCGAGTTTATGCAACTGCTGCATTGTCATTGATGCGGGTGAACTGGGATAAGCTAAAGAAAACAATTCAAGACCCGCCAAAGAAAAAAGCCGCAAAACCAAAAAAGAATGCCCGCAAAAAGAAAGGTGGCTGGGTGAATGACTGGTAGAGTTTGACATTTAGTCAAATTCAATGGCCGACAAAACTGACGAGGAAAAGCTGACTGCAGCGTTGGCGATGATTACGAAGATTGAAACGACTCTTGGAACACTTTATGAAAAAACGGCTAGCGCAACCAGCTTTGGAGACCAAAGTTTGACACTTGCAAGCATCGCTGATTTGGAAAAAAGCCGTGACCGTTGGAGACAAGAAGCGGAAACATTAAAGGCATCAGTTAACCGTCACCGCAAAACTTTGAAAATTCAATTCAGATGATTCAATACCTAAAGCGCAAATTCTCGCCGCCAAAAACAGCCGTTCGCAGATTCAACGCCACCCAGTCAAGCCGTTTGACGCTCGACTGGATTACTGCCTGCCTGTCGCAAGATGGTGAGCTCAAAGGGCAGCTTCCAATTCTTCGTGACCGTTCGCGTGACTTGGAGCGAAATAATGAATGGGTAAAAGGTTTCTTGCGTAGCCTTGAGAACAACACACTTGGAGAAAAAGGTGTATCTTTACAGGTAAGGGCAAAAGAAGCTAATGGACAGCTTGACGAAATCGCCAACAATATAATTGAGCGGGCTTGGAAGCAATGGAGCAAAGTTGGCAACTGTGAAGTTACAGGACGCCACTCATGGATTGACGTGCAACGCTTAATCCTTCGATGCATTGCACGTGATGGTGAGGTGCTGATTCGAATGATTAAGAAAAGCACTGGCTTATGCTTACAGATTCTTGAAGCCGACCTTTTAGACGATAGCTACAACGCCCGGGCTGACAACGGTAACGAAATCCGGTTTGGTGTTGAGTTTGATTCATACCGCCGACCAGTTGCTTACCACTTGCTTGGCAACCATCCCGGAGATTCTCAATTCAACGCTGATTTTAAGCGAAGAATCCGGGTGCCAGCCGAAGAAATCATTCACCCGTTTAAAACAGAGCGACCAGAGCAAAGCCGGGGCATCCCTTGGCTTGTAAGCTCAATGAACAGGCTCAAGATGTTAGACGGCTATGCAGAAGCCGAACTTGTTGCAGCTAGAACCGGGGCCGCAAAGATGGGCTTTTTCACCAAAGCAACACCAGACGGGTGGACAGGTGAAATTGATGATGACGGAAATCTTCCTGTTGATTCGTCGCCCGGCACAATTGAAGAGCTACCTGCAGGAGTTGACTTCAAAAGCTGGGATACCAACCACCCAAATTCAGGCTATGGAGATTTCGTTAAATCATGCCTGCGCGGAGTTGCTACTTCTCTTGGCATTTCTTACAATGCTCTTTCAAATGATTTGGAGGGAGTAAACTATTCAAGCATCCGCGCCGGGTTGATTGAAGAGCGCGAAGTTTGGAAGGCAGTCCAACGCATGATGATTGACCACGTTCTTGAGCCAGTTTTTGAAGCATGGCTTGAAGTCGAGCTTCTTTCTGGTCGCCTTGGTTTGCCATTCGATAAGTTCTTTAAATTCAACGCCCCAGAATTTCGGGGACGCCGATGGGCTTGGGTTGACCCCAAGAAAGACATGGAAGCCGCTGTCCTTGCAATGCGTAACCGCATCAGGCCACTTCGTGACATTATTGCTGATGCCGGGGATGACATCTATGACGTTCTTGCCAAAGTTAAAGAAGACGAAGAGCTTGCTGCAAGTTATGGCTTAAAATTAGACCCTGACCAAATTGACAATTCTGAGATTGTCGATGAGCCAGAAGAAGGTTGAAGAACTGTCACACCGCTCGTTTGAGTTAAATCAACGGGCAATCAATGAAGACGACCGCACGATTGAAATTGCGTTTTCTTCTGAAGCTGAAGTTGAGCGCGGTTATGGTACCGAAGTGCTAGACCACCGCTCTAAAAGCGTTCGCCTTGACCGTTTAAACAACGGCGGGGCTTTCCTGATGGAACACAACCGCAACGACCAAATTGGAGTTGTAGAGAGAGCATGGATTGACGACGACAAAAAAGGTCGTGCAGTCGTTAAGTTTTCAAAATCGGCAAGAGCCGAAGAGATTTTCCAAGACGTGAAAGATGGCATTCGACGATTGGTTTCTGTCGGCTATCGAATCCACGAAATGGATTCTGAAAAGATGGACGGGGGACGGGAGTCTATCCGGGCAACTGATTGGGAGCCATATGAACTCAGCTTGGTGAGCATTCCAGCCGACGACTCCGTGGGAGTTGGCAGGGGAATGGAAAACAACAAAACGGAAAACCAAAATTTAAAAACTGAAAACATGTCCGAAAATAACGACATCCCATCGGCTCCCGAGCAGCGCTCTGTGGAGGTTATCAACGAAACTCCCCGGGTTGACATCAACGCCGAGCGTCACAGTGCTGTATCTGCCGAGCGCAGCCGCATCGCAAACATCCAAGCAGTAGCCGAGCAAGCTAAAGAGCGCGGTATTAGCCTTGATGTAAGCAAAGCTGTTGCTGAAGGCGTATCTGCTGACGATTTCCGTCAGGCTGCATTCGACAAAGTTTGCGAAAAGAAAGCTGAGTTTGTCCCAGCCGACCTTTCCAAGTCTGAAAAGCGTGACCTTGGCCGTTTCGACCTTGGAACCGCTCTTCGCGCTCACTACTCTGGTGC